TTATTTTTAAAATATATCTCCTTATTTTATAGGTATTCAAGAATAAGAAATAGGTGTTCCAGTTAATTATGTTAATCAGGGGGTGGGAATATATAAACTATTTGATATGATTAAATATAGATAAGTTATAAAAATTGTATGTCTTATTACTGAGATTAATATAAAATAAATGATTAAAGAGTTATTTTAATTCAATTTTAATTTTGGTTGTTTGCAAAAATAAACGAAAATGAAATTTAGAATATATAAAAAGTATAAAATTAAGGGTGCGATTTTTAAGAAATACAATGGAAATAGGGGAGATTTTTAAGTTTTCAAGAAAATTGTAGAGAAAAATTGTTGAAATTTAGTCAAAGATTACTTGACTTTAAAAATAAAAAAAGAGAGGAGTGTTGTGCAGGAGATGTGAGGGGTAGGTGATGTGTAGATGAAACACTTTATGGGTTTGGGCAAAAACAGAAACGCTTGAAAAATGTAAAATAGGGGCATACAGCATAAATTTAAAGCTATAAAACGCAAAAATAAAAAATCATAAAAACCGATAATATGATTTTTTTTGAAAACTGAATAAAAAATCAGAAATACTATTTATGAAATTACAAGCTTTAACCAATTTCTTTTTAATTTTTTGAGAGCCTAAAAGCTTGAAAAGTATTGCAATCTTTATAAAATTAGCCATTACTAACTGTACTATGTGATTAATACAGTTAAAACACAATACATCGCATTACATAGTAAAAACTATTTATACAAATATCAAATTAAATTATACTCAAGTCATAATACCAACTTATAATTATACACAAAAACAGTATAAATATACATACTTTATACACCTAACAACCGCCCACCGCATACATTTTTATATAAATTATCTAATACACAACACTAAATAAATTTATATAAATCAATCTAAGAACCGAACAAGCTCTATCAAATAAGCATTAACAAAAATAATACAATAGTAATATTATAATAATATTTAAGTATATCTTATACAAGTTATTTACTTTTTATTTTTTGCTCGTACCTTTAAAAATATACACTTTTATATTAATTTATAATAGATTTATCTATGCTCTTTTTCCCATTTTTCAATACATTCATCAATAGCCCTATTTATAAAGGCATTCATACTTTCTCCAGTACAAAGTATAAAATCTTTTATATAATCAATCTTACCTTTTTTAACTCTAAAAGTTATTTTATCATAATTTGCAGCGTTATATTTTTTTACTGATTCTTTTTGTTTTTCTGAAATTTTACCCATAATTAATAATCATTCCCTTATTTTTATATAAATTAACTAAAATAATAATTTAAAAATAACTTATGTTTGTGTAAAAATAAATTAAAAAATAATGAAAAAGTGTTGACTTTTAATGCCTGCAGTAGTATAATATAATCAAGATAAAGAGAGAGCAAAAAAAATAAAGAAAATGTTAGGCGGTCATCTACCGCATAACTTAATATCATTGGTCAGGTTACAATTAACAAATTACTTTATTTTTAATATCTTTATTAAATAGCTCATATGCTACAATAATTAAGCTCATTTACTTAGTTATAATTAATAAAGTATCTTAATTTATTTTATGAACCTTGAAAATAGAATAGAGATACAATACGCTTTGTATCGGCGAAATTTGCAGGGACGGCAAGTAATACTTGTAAGAGCAAGTCAAGAAAGTTTGCGTATTGTAGTTAGTATTGTGTGCTAACATCTTTTATATTAAATCTCTTTTGTTTATGGCGTTTGTTTAGTAGTCGCAAACTAAAATAAGACTACTACCAAAACTTTAATTTTAAGAATTAATCTTAATTTTTAAAGTTTAAAAAAGAAACAAAAGAGGTGAAACGAATGTATAAAGCAAAACACTTCAAAAAGTCGAAAGCTAAACACACAGCAAAAAGACTTTTTAAAGTGCTAAGTCTACTTGTAAAGTTGATTTATTGCATAGTTAAATTAATTAACTACATAACAAATCACTTATAATAAGTTGATTTAATCCAAGCTCGCAAGCAGTTTGTTGCAGAAATTGCTTGCTTGTAAGGATTATATAACACTTTATATATTTTGTCAAGCCTTAAAGAAAAATATTTTAATTTTGGAGGTGGTAAAAATGAAATTATTTGAATTAATTGTTTGTTTTGCAATTTTAATCATTGATACAATTTTACTTATCAGCGATTTAAAAGAGTATAAAAACAAATAAAAAAAACTCTATATTGTGTCTGGTCTGGTAAACTGCCACAATATAGAGCTACACACACAAACAACAAACTATAGGCTATAACAAGCTATAACTATAAGTATATCATTAGTGGGTATTTTTATTATAGCAAATATTTAATAGTTTGTCAATAAAAATTATTATAAAGGAGTTTATAAAAATGAAAGAAAAAGTTACTAAAAAGGCTATTATGCAAAATTATACTTGTATATCTGTAGGCTATTCCAATTTACAAACTTTATTGCAATATCACAACGCGCAATATTATACTTGCGGCTATGATGGATGGCACGCCGATATATATATATATTTGGTGGCTATGCAATAGTTACGGGTTCTCAGCCTTTCGGCAAAATCAAAGCTGATTATGACTTATGTCAAAAATACGAATTAGAGGCACAAAAAAAGAAAGAAAAATTTATAGATAATTCAGAAACCTTTGAAAAACTTATTGATAATTTTATAAAAGAAGTTATTAAAAAGTAAAAGTTTAAAGTTCCCGGAGGTTTATCTTAAAAGCCTCCGCCCACCACCCGCAAGGGCAAAAATAATTTATAAAGGAGCAATAAACATGAAGTATCATAAAATTAGAAATACCCCATTGACAGTATGCACAGCCGAGCAAAAAATTGCTTATAAGCTTGCTATTAATTGGCACGACATTATAAAAAAACATTATGACGATGTGCCTTATGCTTTCCAAAAAAGTGAAGTACTCCATCTGTTTATATCTATAATGATTAAAGACTACATATCTATAATGAATAAAGACTACAAAGATTCTTGTAACTATAAACCCGGCAGATATGATATAGACACTATCTTTTATGCCTTAAACGCAGGTTTGGAAAAGTACATAAATTCCGAATATTCAATACTATCATCTCACGAAGAAATAGGAAAAATGTTTCCACTTGTTATCGCTAAAATCCCCTGATGAGTCTTTGAAAATTAAGACGAAACTCCCTTAACTTAATGGGAGTCGGGATTATACCTAAAAAATAATTTATAAAGGAGAATGTATTATGTTAAAACTTAAAGGACTTAAAAAAGCAGTAGGAAAATATAACTGGTGTAAAAATGCCCCTTGCTGGTGGGCTGACTTAATGCTTGATACCTCAACGGGCGAATTATGGACAGATACTTTTTATGGCTTCAATTATAGTTGGAACGAATACCACGACAAGGATATTATTAACTTGTCATCATTAATGAGAACGGAAGACGAATATATTATATCAATGAAAACCGTAAAAGCATTTTGTGAAAAACATTTTAAAATAGCATAACGCTGATGGGCGGGGAAAATATCCCCGTTAAAGCTACACTGTTATATCCAAAGTAAACAGGTGCTTAATAAAATTCTGGAGGTATAAATTATGTTGAATATTACTTTAAACACTGAGAAAAACGGCATCGAATTAAGATTTAATTCAAAGCCTTCAGCGGAAATTCTTACAAAAATAAAAGAAAACGGTTACCGTTGGAGCAATAATCAAAAAATATGGTATGCAAAACAAAGCGAAAATACAATGACTATTGCAAATGAAATTGCGGAAACTATCGGCACTTTTACACCTGCCGAAAAATCAAAACAAGAAAAATTGCAATCTTATGATTTGTGGGCGCTTACTCGCACGGAAGATATTGAAAATCATTTTGAAAAATATCATATTTACGATAATAAAGAAATTGCAGCGCGAATCCGTAAGCATTTGAAAGAGCGTTTTCCGATGTGCAAATGGTCAGTTACTAAAAACGGATATAATAGTATTTATGTACATTTGCTTGCAAGTCCTTTTACAATCGACAGTGAAGCATTAAAAGCGATAGTTCATTATGCTTATATTTTCGCTCAAAGTTTTAATTATGATAATAGCGATAGTATGACGGATTATTTTGATGTCAATTTCTATGGAGTTTATGAGGGCGATATTGTATCAAATTATCGTTATGAACAATTTGAATCTAATGTAGCAGAATATAATGTGGAACAAGATTTTCTTACAAAGAAAGCTGCTTTTGATGCTGAAAAGCGTGAGCGTGAAGAAAGAGAATTTCAAGAATATATGGCTCAGATGGAAGTTGAAAGAGCTGAATCTGCAAAGCGTGAAGCCGAACGCCAGCAAAAACATAATATTATTGAATCTAAGGCAATAGTTGAAGATGCGGAATATTTTGTACTTAAATGCGATACTACAAACGCAAGTAAAGAAGATACTATCAACGGATATACAAACGATTACGATAAAGAAATTGAAATAAAACATTATCGTGAAAATTGCAAGGTTGCAAGAAATATTTATTTTGATTCGGCAACTTATGAAATGTTTGTCAATCAATTATTAGATGATTATTCTTTTCTTTCTGGAATGGGCGGTACTGCTACCGATGATAATCGTATAATCTGTATGGAAGATTATCAAAGAATGAGCAAAGAAGAAAAAAATAGTGTTGAATGGTACAATAATAAATGTGTTGCTATTTATTGCGATAATACTTTAAAAATAATTGTTAATCCTGAGGGTTACAATTATGCACGCTATGTATATTTTGTAGACGAAGAAAGCGAAGTTGTAAAAACATATAGCGGTAATAAGGGAATTTCTGACGAGGAATTAGAAAAAAATAAATCACTTGCTGAATCTCTTGAAGATGTAAGCACTGATATTATTATCAATAATAACTGGCTTAGTACTTGGAATAACGAACATTTTAACGAGTATAAACAGCTTATGAAAAAATGGATTTATGAAAACAATTTCAAATTCTCTGCCGATGTTGTGCGTGCTATTTCTATTCCAGATTTAAAAACGGCTATGTATCATTTACTTACTAAAGCAGACGGTATGCAGGAGCAATTCGCAATAGCTAATTTTACGGAAAATCAGAAAATTACTATTATTCGTATGAATGAATTTGGTGGTATAGGTATTACAAGGGGATATTTTAAAGATTATACGAATACAACCTATGCTCAGTATGATAATGCTGTAAAACTTGTTTTCCGCCCAGAAAGAAAAAGAAATGATTATTACGCTTATTTATATCGTGATGCCCTTATTTTTAATGATTGGGTGGAAATTCCTGAAAATCTTCTATGGGAAGATATTGAAAGCAATACACCTGAATGTTCGGTTCGTAAAGCAAGATTTCTTTCGTGTGATAAATCACAATATGATGTAATTTTGAAATATTTCAAGGATAACGGAATTAAACCGATTATAAATACTTATAAACCAATATTTAATTAAATTTTTGAAGGTTATTAATTATGAAAAGTGAAATTATATTAGAGATGCTAAAAAATAATGAGATTGAGGAATTAAAGCGTATACTTGAAAAAGAAGTCTATAAAAATGCTATGCAAGGCAAAGACGCAAAAAGTAGATATAGTGCAATGAAACGATTCTTCCGTTTTGCAGATAAAAACGGAAGAGAAGCATTTACAAAGCCTTGTAAAGGTATTGAATACAGCGGAAAATTGTATAATTGTTTTGTGGATATGTATTGTTTTGCGATTACAACAGAAAATATTGGTAATATGGAAACTTATGATAATATCTATAAGGACTATTTTGATATTGTCGGTTTTATAAACTTTATAGGCTTTAATGGTGATATGGAAAAATTGGATTTAAATAACATATTAGCCATAGCAAAATCTAAAGGATATAAATACAAGAAATCCGAAGTAGATACAATTAACGCAGTATATTATTTAAAATATAAAGGAAGTTATTATAAAATAGGCTTATTAGATAAAGCTTATTCTATTATTAATGATGGAGAAGAAGCGGAAGTATATTATTCTGGAAAAAGCGATGTACTGATTATCAAGAATAATATCGGTATAGCTGGAATTTGTCCAATAATCATAAAAGGTGATATAGGCTCTAAAATTATAATCGAAAATTAAAGGAGTGGGAAATTATGAGAACATTGGCGGATTTAAAAAGAGAAGCGGCAAGCGGTAAAATCCAATTTGAAATGGTAGAAAGATATGGTGAGACTGGTGATGCAATTCCTGAGAGATGCAGAGGAATCCGCACTGTGGAAAAGGTTAATACGGTTGCTATTTTGCTAAAGACCGCAGATGGAATAACTTCCGAACTCCGTTTTGACTCTGCAAAACTGGTTGAGTATGATGGAGAAAACTTGACTATTTTTGAGCGTGGTGAAAGAGAGTTGACTGAGCAGGAGCAGAAAATTCTTGCTGACTGGCAGAAAATTGAAGATGACTACTATAAGCAAAATCCATATGGCGATGCCTATTGGAAAAAGAAGGATTATTTTAAGCATTGTTCTTGTCCTTGGCTTGCTGGTTATGAGACTGTAAGAGGAAAGTATTATAACTACAATGGAAAAGTCCTTGATAATCAAGTTAGAGGTAATGCAATTCTAAAATATCATATTCATCATTAAGGAGTGGAAAACTATGAAAAAATTAGGAAGTTGGGCGGTTAATTTTGAAATTATACTTGATGGAAAAGTGATAAAATTTGAAGATTTAAGCGAAAATTCACAAGAACATATTCTACAATGTATCAAAGATGATTATTATTCAGGAGAATTAGTTGAGGAGGAAATTTAATTATGAGTGGAAAATTTGAATTGTTTATGGATTATCGTAGAAATGGTATAACCGTATACAATAAAAAAGTTGTAGAAAATAATAGCTATAAAAGAATAGCTTATATTTCACAAGGCGGAAATATTAAATTGTATGTGGAAAAATTTTATATTCCATTAAAAAATATGGAAATTATTCAAAAATGTGCTGATGATGAAAAGAAGAATTTTCAGAAAAAGTTTGAAAATCTTCCTGATATTGAACAGCAGAGAATAATTTTAAATAATGTCTTATTTAGCAAATTTATAGAATTTACTAAAGATAAAAGACCTTTGACGGAAAAATTGCCAGAAATGAGAGAATATTATTATAGTATTGCATGATAAAATGCCAATTTTAAACAAAAATATTATAATTATCATTCACTTTTTGGAAAATTTATGATATGATGTTTATATAAAATTACATAAAAGTTAGTGCTGGAGGGTTTCTGTAAACTTCCAGCCCATAGCAAAAAGCTAAAAGATAAAATTTAAAAGGAGGCAATAAGTTTATGAAAACAGTAAAAACAATAATTGACGGAAAATTTATTAAGGTAGAAAGTCCTTACAATCCTGTTTTTATAAGAAAAGCTCGACAAATGCAGGGGAGATGGGACAAACCTTATTGGATATTTCCATTAAAAAACAAAGAATATGTAATAAATGTTTTATTAGATGCTTATGGAGAGTGTGGAAGTTTATCAGAAAATATACCTTGTGTAGATGTAATTATAGATATGGATAAATATCCTTGTGGCTGTTATTTAAAAATTGATACTTTAATAGTAGCGGAAAGACCTTCCAGAGATGCAGATGTGATTTTATCGCCTAAAGCGTTAGTTATGCAGGGTGGTTTCGAAAAAAGTGGAGGTTCAGTTAAAAATCCTTATGTAGATGCACTTGATGGAACAATCATTAAAGTGGAAAATGTTCCTTTAGTAGTTGCAGAAAGAGCAAAAGATTTAGATGGAATAACAATAAAGAAAGCTGGTTGTGCTGATAATAGTACCAATAACAGAAAAATTCTCTTGGAAGAAAAAGAAAAACTTCTAAAAAGACTTGAAGAAATTGAAATATTACTTAATAAATAAAAATGAGGTGTTAATTATGTTAGATTTTTTACTTGGGCTTATTATAGGAAGAAGCAATCCTAATCAATGTTTTACTAATAAAAGATATAATAAATATCTGAAAGAGCAGGAGCAAAGAAAAAGGGAAGCCTTTAGAATGCGAGAAGAGAAAGCACGAAAGAAAAGAGAGGAGGTTCTTAAAAGGACTTGTACAGTATCTGATTTTTATTGCGATAAAAATGTACCAGCAATTCTTAGGTCATTAACACTTAATGCGTTTTTATATAATAGTGCAGCAAAAACAATAAAAAGCGGTCAAGGGTATAAATTTACTATTGTTATTGATGAACCTATGCAAGAAGTAACAGATTGGGAATTATCATATTATTGTGAAGAAAGAAAGGTTTTTGAAAATTGTTCACTTGATAAAACTGTAGAAAAATTTATTGAATTATGTAATAGCGATAAACATTATTATAAAATTTGGATGAATTTTGAAATAAAATATTTAAAGCAAGAAACAGAAGGCTGGGTGATGTCATGGAGCGAAAAAGAAAGACAAGTTGTGTTGAATAGCAGCGCACTTTCTTTTGCAAATGTATAAAATGTCATAAAAATAAATAAAGGAGTAATAAATTATGGTAGCACTTAATAATGAAAAAACAATAAATTTAAAAGAAAGTTCTTCTATTATATTATTACATTCATACGGAAAAACAGAAAAGAGAAAGAAAGACGGTAATTTAAAAGATACAAAGTGTAATAAAAAGGAAGATGAAAGTTCTGAAGTCTTTGCTTTTAATACTGAGGAAAAAATAAAAAGTATGATGGAGGTCTTTAATAAACACATAGCTGAATCAAGAGCTAATACAATGGAAAAAAGAGCGAGAAGAAATAAATTAGTTTTTCTTGTTGGAATAAACATTGGTATTCGTGCTGGTGATTTGATTAAGCTAAAGTGGAATTTTTTTATTGAAAGTCTTAATTCTGATGGTACTGTGGAAAAATTTAAGGAATATTATGACTTAAAACCTGAAAAACAAAAGAAACAAAATAAATTTGTTCGTTTACACTTCAATGAAACTGTACGAAGAGCAATAAACGAATATGTGGAAAATTTTCCTATAACCAATTTGGAAGATTATATTTTCTTTGCAACAGATAATTCAAGCGAACACATCTCATATCACGCTTTGTATGAAATGTTAAAAAAAACCGCCAAAGAAGCTGGAATAAAAGAAAATATAGGCACTCATTCTTTAAGAAAGACTTGGGGTTTTTGGTGTTGGCATAAAGCAATGGATAAATCTAAAGCATTGACGATTCTTCAAAAATGCTTCAATCATTCCAGCGTTGAAACCACGCTAAAATATATAGGATTGCTTGATAGTGAAATAAAAGAAATGTATAACAGTATCGAACTTGGTATGGAATATATATAATTTTTTGTCTAATGAGGTGATATTTTATTGAATAATAATTTTAATTGTGATATAATTCAAACAGAGGTGAGTTTGGATTATATGAATGAAAATGTTTTAATTGGAACAGCCATGTTGAATGAAATTTGGAATAGTCAACAAAAAGATTTATTCGATTTATTGATACCTTTTCTTAAATATTCAATAGATAGAACTACTAAAGTAAATGAACAGTTGGATATTTCAAAAATTAAAAATTATTTTAGAAAAGAATTTGGATATGAAAATATACCAACAAATGTTATTAGATGCTTATTGAATAGGCTTTCACCTAAAATATTAATAAAAAAACATAATAATTATATATTGATTAAATCTTTAAGTTCTGAGGCAGAAAAGATTTATCAACAAAGACAAATATATAAAGAACATAGAGAAAAAGTTGGAGAATCTTTGTCTCAATATTTAAATGAACATTTTCAATCATCTTATAATACAGATGAATCTATAAAAGCTTTAATAGATTTTTTTGTAACAAAAGGATTTATTGTTGTCAAAAATCCTAAAATTTTAGAAATGGTAACTCAGAAGAATGGAAAATTAGATTATTATATTGCAAACTTTATAATAGATGAAAATAATAGACAAAGCATTATTTTTGATTATATAAATGATATGGTTAAAGGTTTTTTTGTGTCAGCGGCTATATCTACGGAGTCAAAAACTGGAAATATGGTTAAATCTAAATTCAAAGATACTTCTTTCTTTTTAGACACAACAATTATCATTCAGGCTCTTGGATTTAAATTGAAAGCTGAAAAAGAGAATGCACTTGAAATGATAGAAATGTTAAAGAATAAAGGTGCAAAGGTGTGCTGCTTTCAACATACAATGTTAGAAATAAAAAATATATTAAGAGCATATAAACACAATTTGGAAAATCCATATCAAAAACCAACATCATTTAATACACTTGAAGCGTGGGATGAACAAAGATTTACACCTAATGATGTTGATAATTTTTTAGCAATATTAGAAAGAAGAATTTCTTCAATAGGGATTGAAATTATTAATCCAAATTTTAATGAAGAGGATTACAAAAAATGTGATATTAACTGTGCAGAATTACGAGACTTCATAGGAAATAATATTTTGTATAAGAATCAACAAGCACTTGATTTAGATGTTAATAGTGTTTCAAGTATTTATGCTTTAAGAGCTGGAAATAAATCTAATGAAATTGAAAAATGTGGATATATTTTTGTTACACCTAATACTAAATTAGAAGCAAATGTAAATAGTTTCTTTAGCCAGAGAAATAAAAATGAAATATCATGTGTAATTTCTGATATTGATTTGTCATCAATTATTTGGATAAAAAATTATTCAACAAATAAGGACTATCCAAAATCTAAGTTAATCGAAAATGCGTTAATAAGTCTTGAACCATCCAACACATTTATGGAAAATTTTTTTGATATAGTAGAAAAATATAGAAAAAATGGCGGCATATCTGACGAAGAAGCAGTTGCAATTCGTACTGATATTTATTGTAGGCGGCAGTTGATGAATATGACAAATGGTAATCCTAAAAATATAAAGGAAAGTCATGTGCCTGAATTACAGAATTATATCAAAAAAATGTATTTAGGTAATGAATATGGAAAATCTGAGCAGATGCTTCAAAAATATCAAGAAGAACAAGATAAAAATAAAAAAGCTATAGACAATGCTATATCAGAAATATCTAAAAATGCAAATAAAATTAAAAGATATGTAATGAAAATTATATTTACTATTTTTACATTAGTAATTTTTATTATTATATTAATATCACTATGCGATATGGTTGTTAATATATCTAAATGTTTTGAAGAATATACAAGTATTTGGGGGTTAATATGTAATATAATTGTAATTCTACTTGGTGTTTGGGGTGTATTTGATTTAATTTTTAGTAAAAAAGGTTTATTAAAAAAGAAGAGTGAATTTATTGCAGAATATTTTGCAAGTAAAGAAAAAGAAAAGAAGAAAAAAGAATTTGAAAAAATTCTTGGAAAAGAAGTATTTGATAAATATAAAATTTAAAAAATTTTATTAATAATTTAGTGGTGATAATATGAAGGCAGATTTTAAAATAAGTTCTAAAGATATAATCAATGAATATAAATCGGCTTCTTCTAAGTCTGCGGTTGGAAAAAATTTAGGAATATCTTACTCTAAAGTTATTAAAACTTTATTATCTGCTGGCATTGACATAGAAGATGAACTTGCCGATAATATATTTGATTTAAAATGTCAAGGTTTTACTAATCAAGAAATTTGTAAACAATTAAATATAAGTATGAAGGTATTAAATGCTCATACACCATATGCAAAGGGTGCATATGGACTACCAGATGATGAAATATCTGAAAAAGCTTTATATTATCGCCAATGGAAAAATAAGAATAAAAATAATTAATATTTGAAAGGAAGTATAATTATGTGGACAGTAAAAGAAGTAATAGATAACTCGGGAATGACAATAGAAGAATTTGCAAATCATTATGAAATACCATTTGAAACACTAAAAGAATGGTATAACGATAAAGAAAATAAAAGAAACTTATTGGATAGAGAAATAACTAAAAAGAGAAAAAAGGAAAGTGGAAAAACTAAAATAAGCACATCTAAAGACGGATATAGATTCGCTAAATATGGAAAATTTTCTCTTATGTTAGATAGAAATAATTCAAAAGAAGCAAGTATTGACAATTATGATGAAATATTTCAGCAAGAAGCAGAGGAAAGAGAAATTGAACCAGTAGATATTATAATTCCAAATGAAATAGGATTTATTAAAATAAAAAAGATTATATTTATGTCATTTTCTCAAAGAAATATAGGTACAGTAAAAATCGAAAATGGAATAGAAAGAATAGAAGATAGTGCTTTTATATATTGCTTTAATTTAAGAAGTATTTCTATTCCTGAAAGCGTAAATTATATAAGTAAATATGCTTTTAAAGGTTGTAACAATCTTGATGAACAATCAAGACAAAAAATTCTTTCGCTTGCACCTGAAACTGAATTTGAATAAACTAATACTTATATAAAGTAGGTGGAAAATATATGTCTGATATTTCTTTTCAACAAATTTTAACTAAAACTATTATAGAAGTCGATAACAAATTTATGGAAAAAATATGGGATTCTCTTGTAAGTCGCATTAGGAAAGAATATGTTCCACCTTTATTTAGTGATTATACAATCATATTAACAGAAAAAGGTGCAAATAGAAAAATTCTAAAAAGAAAATTTGAAGATAATGTTTATTATTACAATCTTTCTATTGAAGAACAAGAAAAAGCCGTAGATAAAGCATTAAAAGAAAATGGTTTGCCTGAGGATATAGTACGATATTATTATGTAAAATATCTTAGTGCTACCGAATGGAAAATAACTATATTTGAAGCTGAAACTGAGAAAGATAAAATTGAGAAAGTATGGACAATAGAATGTGTGTATAGAAATACACCAAGTGAAGATGGTGAATTTTATGGTATAAAAGTTAAGTTAAATAAAGATGATAATAATTCAGTAGATTTTAATAATCAAATAGCTGCAAAATATGGCATTTATAATATGTCGGATTATGCTCGACAGATAGGCACTTTTGCACTTGACCTTGTAAATGCAATATCTTATTATATGCAGCACTATAATCCAGATGTTGAATATAAATTAATCAAGGTAGAAGAACCTAAAAAAAGTAAAAAGAAAAATGGAAATGGAGGGTATAGACAGAAAATAACTTTAAAATCTAAAATATCACGATACATTTTATCTGATGAAACACATAAAAATAATATTAAAAATATAAGAACCTATCGAAAAATAAAACCTTGCTGGCAAGTAAGAGGTTATTATCAAAGGTTTGGAAAAGAAAAGATTTTAAAATATATTCCTCCACGCATAAATTACAGGAGAGATATTAGTAAAACGGAAAATTTACAGCCAATAGCAAATAGATATAATTTGATTGACAATGATGATAAATAAACCGTTCTCGTAAGCTGATGGAACAATTCGTTATGTCAGCTTATTTTTTTTGTTTTTAAAAATATATTGTTGTGCTTAAATTTTAAAGCTTATAAGCGTTTTAAATAAAGGGGTATAAACTATACTAAAATTGAAATAAAATGCGTTACATGGCAATTTTGAGCCAAATAGAGCTATTCTACAATATAATATCCAATCTACTTGAAATAAACAAATAATATAAAGTTTATTTTTATTGGTAAATTTCTTATCAATTTTCAGATTTTTTCACCTTTTAATCTTCATTTTTTATTTTCAGACCGTTATAATTTCTTTATATATTCTTATATTTATATTTAAGGAATATAGTCTATGCACGAAAACAGGGTATTAAAAGCGTGCATAAATTTGTGCATAGAGCATATTCATTTACTTATATATATGCGAAAAAATTGATGAGTTTGAATTTGGGTTAAGGAAGTTAAGTCTGAATAGAATAATTATATTTATTATATATATTGAATATCTATATATCTAAAGTCTACAATATAAATATTATAAGAACTGCAATTATTTTTGTGGTTCTTATTTTTTGTTATAATTCATACCTCAAAAAACAGATATATATAGTGTACGATTTTTTTCGTATAGAGAAGTCAAATTCTCTCCGCAGGAGAACTCTACCATTTTGAATAATTTTAAAGGAGAACAGCATATGTCAATAAATCAGATTCAGGAAACGGAAAATTGGGCAGATTACATTTCAGAATATGTAACTTATAAGACTATGAGTTACAGTGACGCTTATTGTGTATTTGTACCGTATTCAATTATTGTAAATCAAGCACCTAACACGCTTTCTTGTAGAGAAAAAATAAATATCAACAGCGAATGTTTAAATATGAGTATGCATAGATTACTTACATATTTTTATTTTGCGAACAAGCAGAATAGTAAAAACAGCATTGAGAAGGCAACCAATATTATTAACTTTTTTAATTACATACCAAATAGGCATAAAAATGGTATTAATAATTCTGTTATCAATGATATTAAAATACTTCAAGAATTGGGTTATATTAAAATTGAAAATGATATTACAGAAATTAAAGGTGCGACAAAATTATCAATAGCAACTACTGAAAGATTTAAAAAAGTTTCAGAAGAGAAGAAGTTTGCTATGGTTTATATTGATGAAATGAAAAAAATAATCAATTTTAAAAGAGAATATCCTACAACTGAGATAAGTTATATTATGCTTGTTTTGGCTTATATTAGAATGATGATTTTTAATCGACCTATCTGTGTGAAATATACTTCAGGTATTTCTGCTGAAAAAAGAAAAAAGGAATCGCCTGAAGTTTTTGCAAGTCATTATAAATATATTGCTCAAGATTTAGGAATCAATGAAACTACTGTTTCAAAAGCTGTTTCAATTTTAGAAAAACTGGAAATAATACATCATCAAGTTTTACCAAGGAATGTTGATAACAATGGAATGTGGAGATGTGAAAAAATTATCTTTACTAATTATGCTAAACGAGAAGGTAATAGAGAATATGCAAAGGGAAAGCAATATTATATGAAAGAAATTGAAAACTACATAGTTAAGAAAAATATTCCTTGTGTAATTTATTCAGAAGAATTTAAGGCAAGTTTAAGTGAACGAAATAGCAGAGTATATCAGCAAAGATAAAATGAGGTGAAAAAATGAATAACATTATAGAAGAAAAGAAGATTAAAGCATATTTGTCAAAATTTTTAACTTTAAAAGAGTGCGACTTTTATCCTCCACAGGACAATAGAATTATACATTACAAAGAATATAGAAAAAATGATTATTATGAATACCTACATAGTTTTTCAACACTTGTTGATTATTTAGAAATATATAATTGATAGTTAAATAATGAGGTGAAAGAATGTCTTTAGATGTGCAAATTCAAGTTTATAGTGTTGATACAGGTAATTTCTATACAGCAAGAGAAAAGAAATTGCATTGGCTCAATCATAAATTAAAAATTGAAAGAAATGAATTGCAAAATAAATTGTCAAAAATCGAAAAGTATTTGAATAGTAATGATATTAATGAAATTACCCGATTAGAATTAAATAAGAAATCCGATGCCATCACTAAGCTTATTGACTTAAAAAAAGAAAAAATTAAAAATACAAAGAATAAACTTTTAAGTTTACTTTCTAATAAGGTTTCTGAAAATATTAAAACCAATGGTAAACATCATACAAGAACACTTAATGAAAATACTTTATCTGATAAAAATATTATTTCAGTTTTTGAATCTAATTTGACAAGATATTTAAAAAATACACCTGATGAGTTTACTGATGATTTTATGGTAGTTCAAACTTATTATTTTGATATTATTAAAGATATTATTTATTTTGGCTTTGAATATAAAGGAGAAAAATATATATATTTCACATCATCAGCAGGTCAAATAAGGCAAAAGAAATGTGTTTTTATTAGAGAGAGAGCGTGGAAAAGTATTGAAAAAAAGGTTATGTGTGGTCTTACATTAGATATAATAAATCAAAAAGGTGGAAATAATTCAAATAAGCATTTAGCTTATACTGCTTTAAGCAATTCTGCGACAGATGAATGGAAGAATTTTGATATTGATAAGTGTATAGTAATTGATGATTTTGAAACCAATGTTTTTGGAACTTATGATTTTGTTAATGACATAGAATATACGATTGAAAGAAAGCAAGGTGAAGTGCCTATCCCCCATACTGATGGTGCTGGAATGATATTGCCTAACGCCTTCGGTAAAAAACAGAGAAATAAGATGTTTAGACCACCTTGGATAAAGGGACTTTTAGGTGTATTTGACTTTAAAATGTTTATTGTCGAGCATAATTGTTCCCCTATTATTAAGGATATTTATGGCAAGGAATGGAATATTTTAGAAGATGATATACAAGTTATAATTACAAAATCTCAATTCAAGCTTTGGAAATTTTATGATTCTTGGCAAGATTATAAAGATAAATATAAAGAAAATCATTGTATAACAGGATATACCAATATGGAAGAAGATAAGATTAAGAATAGTAAAATAAATTATCAAATGTTACAGACACTTACAGATGTAAGTGACACTGAATTATTACAAATAGCCAACAAGTCAATCACTAAGCTTAATAATCTTTGTTCTTCTCTTAAAAATGTTGAAAATCTTTTAGGCATAGATATATCAAATAAATTCAAAACACCATTACAAAAATCTATTGAACTTTATCCAGATTTAATTAACGATGAATATTTGAAAATGAAAATTCGTCAAACTAAAGATTGTTTGCTTAAAAGATATAGGTCTGGTAAGTTAGAAGTTAATGGCAAGTATACATTTGTGTTACCTGATTTCTATGCAGCTTGTGAGCATTGGTTTTTAGGAATAGATAAACCGAAAGGATTGCTCGAAAATGGTGAGGTATTTTGTTGGCTGTTTAGAAACAGTTCAGAACTTGATTGTCTTAGAAGTCCTCATTTATATAAAGAACACGCAGTTAGAAAAAATATGGCTTATATTGATAATTATGATGTTCAAAAGGATATGAGAAAATGGTTTGTTACAAATGCCATTTATACAAGTAGTCATGATTTAATAACTAAAATTTTGATGTTAGATGTTGATGGTGATAAACTTTTAGTTATTTCAGATAAAACAATAATTGATATAGCTAAAAGAAATATGAAAAATATAGTTCCTCTTTATTATGATATGAAAAAAGCACACGCTACGATATTGAATAATGAAACTATTTATAATGGTTTAATTTCAGCCTTTACAGGTTCAAATATAGGACAATACAGCAATAATATAACTAAAATATGGAATAGTGATATTTTTATCAATGGGAATGAAGAACAAAAGCAAGAAGCTATTGATATGGTGAAAATACTATGTATGGAAAATAATTATGTTATTGATAGAGCTAAAACACTATATATGCCGACAAGACCTAAGAGAATAGCAGAAATATTAAAAGAATATACGAATAAAAAATTACCACACTTTTTTATATATGCGAAAGACAGTTTAGGAAAGCAAGTAGAACCTAAAAACAAAAGTATAGTTAATAGGTTATTTGATATTATTCCAAATCCAAGGATAAATTGTAGAAAGCTTGAAGATATTGATTATACTTATTTGATGAAAAATCCAGATATTAAATTTGATGCTTATTTTGATGAAAATAATAAAATAATTTTAGATAAAACCGAACCATTACTTGTTAAATATATAGAATTAAATAAAAATTATCATTATAAGATAGATTCTAATAGAAAAGTTTCTACTGAATTTTTAAGAAAATCGCAAATTAAGCAAGAACTTTTAATCAAGTCTATAATTGATAAGGTTAAATTTGAACTTTCTAAATTTGGGTATGACGAAGATGATGTGTCTGATATTTTAGTAAAATATTTATATGGTATCAAAAAAAGCAAACATAAAGATTTATTATGGGCTTGCTATGGTGAAAATATCTATAATAACCTTTCTAAAAATTTTAAGTTGCATTTCAAATTGGTTTCGTGTATAGAATGTGATAAATTGTTTTATATCCCTTATAATAATAAAAATACTTGTAGATGTGTTGAATGTCAAAGTAAATTAGAAAAGATAAATAGAAAATTTATAGTAAAAAGGCAAAAGCAAAATAATAAGGGTAATACATAGTTTAAAATTAGCAATATATAACCATAAAATAAGGTTATGTAATTATTTTAATAAAATTAAGCAACAATAAAATATGGTTGTTTAAACAAAGGGAGAATCGTAAAATGTCTTTTTAATAGGAAGAGAGCGTTTACTCCTTTAGCTTTCTTCCTATTTTAGATTATTTTACAAACAAACGGAGGTATTTATTTGAAATATAAAACTGTAGATAACAAGAATAACAATAAAGATATAACAAAAGCAAATTTAATTAAAGAACTATCAAAAGAATGTAATATAGTTGAAACCATTGAAGATATTTTAGTAAAGGCTTTTAAACATTCTCGTTTTTTAACAGGTGAAGCTAAATCAATAGTAATTGCTATAATAAAAAGTGAATTAGCAAATCCTATTGATGAAAACTTTGTCAAAGATACATATAATAATCTTGAAAATAAAATTTTTGAAATATTGTCTACCACATCTGAAAATAACACAAAAGAAAATCCTTTAAAAATTAGACTTTTTGAAGGCATTACCATAGAAGGTATTTATAATAAACCTAAAGAGAAAAAATTAAATTATTCTGAAGATGTAATTACTACAAAAGGTGGTATTAAAGCAAAAGTTAATGTTACAAGATATTATAACGAAAAACTTAATATGCAAACCAAATAAGGTATAAACAGTTAATTTAACTGATTATATAATAAATTCTTTCACTTTTCTTTATTCTCTTGCTTCGGAAGTTGAATTATATACTTAACTTCCGAATATATGTCAGTATGGCGGAATAGGCAGACGCAACGGACTTAAAATCCGTTGATAGAAATATCGTATCAGTTCAAGTCTGATTACTGACACCATAAAAATAGGATATGTATTTTAGTGAATATATACTATTATCTCAGTGAAAACATAATTTCGCAGATTATGCTGAGGTATACTGAAATGGTCGGTAGTATACGAAACAAGGATACTTGTGGAAATTACCGTTTTTTATGCAGTGATGTTTAAAATGAATCAATAAATCAAAGGTGTAGCACTATTATAATCGCAGATAAAAGCAACTATCATGTCGGTAACGCAATAGACGCATCAGATGATGAAGAATCCAAGTTAGGAAATTAGTTGGTTACTAACTTCACACCTTGGAAATGCCATAAGTTATTTCGCTATGAAGCAAGGAAACTTGTGTATAAGATGTGTATAGGGTCTAAGTAGGCAAAGGCGAAGAAATAAATTTTATAAGAGGATTTATAGAAAATTAATGATAATGAATTGTTGCTGAAAGGTGTAGGTAATCATTCCTATTAAGGCTTGAAGTTATTTGTGGCAGGAATGTTATAAGGTCGCTACTTATAGCACATACCTGTTTCCCTTGTGGCTGAATATATCTGAAGATTGTATTTAGTAGAATGAAGATTCAATAGTATATGTTCAATAAAGTACATATCTTAAAATAAATATCAAAACTGTACTCTTTGCGAGTCAAAATAAAATAAATAAACATTAAACAGTTAGCTATTTATAGTTGACTGTTTTTATTTTTATAAAGGAGTTGACAAAAATTTACGATTTTCAGAAAGAATTGTTGAAATATGGTTTAACACCTGATATGTATGAACAGGTATGTAAAGATATTTCTAACAAGATAGAAGGTATCAATGATTTAGATTGGTCTGAAATAAAAGAGAAATATAATATTCAGTGTGCTGCCGATACAATTAGAAAATCTTCTACTACTATTTTTGGAGGACAATTTAGAACTGAATATTTAAAATCTAAATTAGTGTCTGAAAATAAAAATAAAGTTTTTTCTAAAGCAGATGATTTAGAAAATAAAATTCAAGAATTACGAAAAGAAAGAATTAAATTACAAACAGAAAAAATAGAATATAATAAATGGCTTCGTGAAACGGCAAGAGATGAATTAATCACCGAAAAGATTTGCGAAACAATAAATAATCTTTCTCCAATGAGAGTGCCAAATTACATAGAGCCTAAGCATAACGATAAGGCATATTGTTTAATCTGGGGCGATGAACATTTTGGTGCCACTTTTGAATTGAGAGATTTACTCGGAAACATAATTAATTCTTATAATCCTGAAATTTTTGAAAATAGAATGTGGGATTTACTTAATCAAGTAATAGAAATCATTCAAAGAGATAACATTGATACACTTAATGTTTATTCATTAGGTGATTTTTCTGATGGCTGTCTTAGGGTATCACAACTTATGAAATTAAAATATGGTGTTGTTGACGGGACTATTCAATATTCAAATTTCATTACAAATTGGCTTAACAAATTAGCTGAATATGTTAGAGTGAGATACCAGATGACAAATGGAAATCACACTGAATTGCGTATGTTAAATCAAGAAAAAGGAACTTTTACAGAAGATAATATGGGTAAAATTGTAAAAGAATTTATCAAGATAAGATTAGAAAACAATCCTAATTTTACCTTAATAGAAAATCCTACAGGTTATATTTATGACACACTTGCAGGCAACACAATTATGGGTATACATGGTGAAATTAAAAATATGGAAAGGGCTTTAAAGGATTTTTCTAAGATTCATAATGTTTCAATACAGTATTTAATCGCAGGACATTTACATCATTCAAAAAGTGAGGAGATTGGTGTTAATTCTGAAGTAATTAATATTCCTTCTATTGTAGGTGTAGATACTTATTCCCTTTCATTAAATAAAACTTCTAATGCTTCTGGAAAATTACTTGTTTTTGAAGAAGGCAAAGGTAAGATTTGTGAGTATAGTTTAAAATTAAATTAATAAATAAAAGATATATCATATTAAATCAACTATACATTTAATGGTTTATTAGGTGGTGAAGGTATTATGGCAGCAAGAGATGCGAAAAGAGAAGTTGATTTTTTAAAAAGTTTAGAAAAAAAAGAAATTATAGGCGAAGCTAAGATATGCAAAAGAGCTAAGTCTATGGCTTGCGGAGTTTGTGGCTTAGTAAAAACAAGCACTGAAGCGGATAAAGGATTTTGGATTTCAAGCAATAAAATTTATGGTGCTTACAATGGTTATATTCCTATTTGCAAAAGTTGCTTAGAGGGATTATATACAGATTATGTGGACAAGTATACTAAACTTAAGTATTTAGAACCTGACAAAGAAGCAACAAAAAGATTGTGTATGATGTACAATCTTTATTATTCTGATAAGGTTTTTAATTCTGTTATGAAAAGTAATGGTAATAAAGTTTGTTTTATAACAGCATATTTAAAAAGAATAACAAAATATCAATATCTAAAAAAAGATTATGATAGTACAATAGATGAATCACGAAAAGATAAAAATACAGATAATGATACGAATATTAATAATGCTGATATTGATTTAGATGAAAATTTAGAAGATTCAGTTAACAAAAAAACTCTTGAACTTTTTGGATATGGATTGGGTTCTAAGAAAGATTATGAATTCTTACAGAGTCAATTCGATGATTGGACTTCAAGGCATGAGTGTAGGACAAAAGCACAAGAAGAATTATTTAAAAATCTTTGTTTTAAACAATTAGATATTTTAAAAGCAAGACGAGAAGGCAAAGACACCAAAGATTTAGATAGGTCATTTCAAGATTATCTTGGCACTTTAAATCTTCAACCTAAGCAAAATGTTGCTGAAACTATGGCTGATACGCAAACATTTGGAACGCTTATTGACAAATATGAGAATACAAGACCGCTTCCTGAAATTGATGAAGAGTTAAAAGATGTCGATAATATAGGTTTATACATTGATACCTTTTTTCGTGGACACCTTGCGAAAATGATGGGAATAAAAAATGCGTTTTCTAATTTGTATACAAAATTTATGAAAAAATACACTGCCACCAAGCCTGAATATGGCGGAGATGAAAGTTCTGAAGCATTATTCGACGCTATTTTTGGAAATAGTATAAATGATAAATAGAGGTGGTGGTTTAATTGGTAGAAAATTGTAAAAAAAGTGAAAAACAATTAGCAAACGAGAAATCTGAACGCATATTACAGGGTGTTGCATATTGGGGAAATTTCTACCGACATTAGCATAACCCACAGCGTTTTGTAAAAGAGTATTTGAATATAAACCTAAAATTATTTCAAAAAATATTATTATATGAGATGATGCACAATAATCATTTTATGTTTTGGGCTGCGAGGAGTATTGGAAAAACATGGCTAACATCTCTGTTCTGCGTAGTTAGATGTATATTATTCCCTAAAACTAAAATTTGTGTGGTGTCTGGAACAAGACCACAGGCTAATGAAGTTTTATCTAAAATTATAGATGATTTTTGTAAAAATTTTACTTGGGGTTCAAATAATCTTAATCGAGAAATAAAAGAATCTTCGCTTGGTTTAAACAGTGCTTATATAAAATTTAGAAATGGTTCATGGATAAAAGTTGTTACGGCATCTGATACTGGCAGAGGTGCAAGAGCTAATGTTATTGTGTTGGATGAGTTTAGAATGATTGATAAAAATACAATAAACACAGTCGTTAAAAGATTTTTAGGTACACCAAGACAGCCTAATTTTTTAAATCAGTCTGAATATCAAAATCAAGAAAAATATTTGGAATCAAATATTGAAATTTATATGTCATCTTGTTGGTTTACATCTCATTGGAGTTATGAAAAATCAAAAGCTTTTACTGCTAATTTATTGAATGATAAAATGAAATATTTCGTTTGTGCTTTACCATATCAAGTTGCTGTTAAAGAAGGTTTGAGATTAAAAAGTGAAATCGAAGAAGAAATGTCCGAAAGCGATTTCGACCAATCTATTTTTGATATGGAAATGGGTTGTTTACCACATAATGATATTGAAGGTGCATTTTTTACATTTGACAATATATCAAAACAGAGAAAATTAAAAACTGCAATATATCCATTTGAAAATTCAAAGGTTAAAGTTCCGAATTTAGTATTGAACGAAAGAAGAATATTGTCATTAGATGTTGCTCTTATGGCTTCTACTAAAAATAATAACGATGCAAGTTGTGTTGTTATTAATAGTGCGATTCCTTCCAGTAACAATACATACACTTCAAATATTATATATTTACAGAATTATGAAGGAGAAGTAACTGAAGATTTAGCATTAAAAGTAAGGCGGTTATTTCATTTTTATAAATGTACTGATTTAGTTATTGATGCTCTTAATGGAGGATTGAGTGTATATGATATTCTTATAAGAGATATTTATGACCCTGAAAATGGAGAAATTTATCCTGCTTTAAGTTGTTGTAATGATAGTGTTATGGCTGATAGATGTAAAGTTGATAAAGCTAAAAAAGTTATATGGTCTATTAAAGCAAACCCTGCATTTAACAATGAAATTTGTGTAGCTCTTAGAAGTGGTTTTTCAAGTGGAAAAATTAATTTACTTATTCCCGAAAATGAAGGGAAAGAAGTATTAAAAAAACGAATTAAAGATTTTGATAAGTTAACTACAGCTAATCAACTTGATTATGAAATGCCTTATATTCAAACTACATTACTTATTTACGAATTGATAAATCTTGAGTATGAAGTCAAAGGAACTAATGTGCGAGTATTTGAAAAATCTGGTATGCGAAAAGACCGATATAGCTCATTGGCTTATAATTATTGGGTTCAATGTCAATTAGAGCGTGAGTTTTTACAAGAAACTAAAAAAGGTTTCAAATTAAATGATTACGCAACAACTTTTAAAAAGTTAAACAAAAAAGCAAAATTATATTAAGGTGGTGATATATTGACAAAAAGAGGTAAACAAAATAATTATTATAAGAAAGACGAGAAGTTATTTAACAGCTCTATTAAAGGTAGTAAACCTATTGATTATAATTTATATAGAAGTTTATATCAAAGATTAATAATGCAAGATTTATTTACAAATAACACTCTTATAGAATCAGGTTTTTTAGGACAATATAAATTTGAAGATATAGAGTATGCTCTCCAACATCCTTATAGTTGTTGGAGGATTTTGTTAAGTATTTCTGAATCTCTTATGAAAATATCACCACATTATTATAGGCTTAATAATTATTACAGTAATATGGCATTGTTCTGTTGGGGTGTTGATTTATATGATGTAAAAGAAAATATTAATATTGAAAGTTTGAAGAAAGCTTATTCAACATTAAGTGTAAAACTTGAAAATATGAATTTGAAGCATGAATTTTCAAAAATTTTCAAGACACTCCCCTATCAAGATGTTTATTGTGGACTTGTAATTGAAAATCAAGCTGATTTCTTTATACAACAAGTAAATTTTTCTATTTGTAAATTGTATAAGCTTCAAGACGGACTTTATAATTTCGCAATAGATTTAGCAAAAATTAAGCCTCAGAATTTAGGCTCTTATCCTGATTATGTTCAACAAGCATGGATTGATTTTAGAGATGGAAAATTATCTGAACATTGGTATTTGCCACCTGCTGATAAACAAATTTGTATAAAGTTAAATAGTCAATGGATATATCCTTATCCAATTCTAATTAATCTTATTAGAGATATTTTTGATTTAGATTTATATAAGAAGTTAAAATTACAATCAGCTAAGACGGATAATTATAAAGCTATTATGATGAAAGTTCCTGTCGATGAAAATACGGTAGATAAGCCTGTTGTTTCACCTGACATGTTAAGTGTATTTGCTGAGATAAATAGAAATAGTATGCCTGATGATATTGGTTTGATACATACTTTAGGTTCAGAAGGTAAGGCAATTTCTTTTAAAGATAGTAATAATACTCGCAATAATGTTTCAGACGCTTTAGATGAAGTTTATAATTCATCTGGTATAAGTCAGGAATTATATAATGGTAGTTCATCGGGTACTGCTGTAAATTTATCTGTTGAGAATGATTCGGGTTTTGTATATGGTGTATACCGACAATTTGAAAGATGGATAAATCGCTTTATAAAGATAAGAAAATATAATAAGAATAATTTTAAATTTAATTTTTATTTATTAGATACTACTATATTTAATCGTGATAATGTGATAAAGAAATATAAAGAAGCGTGTACTTTAGGCATTAATGTAATTGATAAATTTTTGGCTTCTTTAGATATGACACCAGCAAGAACATTAAATGCGTATACTTTACATACTGATATTTTTGATTTTCAAAATAGGTTTATTCCTCTATCCTCATCTTATAACAGTTCAAGTGATGAAGCTGGCAGACCGACAAACGCCTCTAAAGGTGAAACATTAGATATAGCAGGTCAGCAAACTGAAGATAATGATAGTAATATAGATAGATAGTGATTAAAGAATGGAGGTGTGTAAAATGGATAAAAATAAAAGATTTTTATTACCAGTAAATTTTAGTATTAATGGTGAATATCAAACTAAAGATACACGATTTTTGAATGTTACTATTGATGTTTTGCATTTAGGTGAGAATTTTAATGGTAGTGTTTTTACGAAAGAAGTAGTAGAACAAAATATAGAAACTATTAAAAATACACCGATTTTAGGCTATATAAAAGAAAATGAAAATGGCGAAAAGGATTTTACTGGACACGAGCATGAAATTGTAGTTGAAAATGATATAATAAAAGAAGTTTATTTAGGACAAGCGTATGGTGTCGTCCCTGAATCTTGTAATGCCCGATGGGTAAAAAAGATTTCAAGTGATGGCGAAGAAAGAGAATATCTACAAGTAGATGGTCTTATTTGGACAAAATTCAATGAAGCCGTTGATGTTTTTGAAAGAGATATTAGTAAAGGACAGTCAATGGAGTTAGAAATAAATAACTTTGATGGCACTGAAGATGAAAATGGCATTTTTACATTTACTAAATTCTCATTTGCGGGTTGTTGTATATTGTCAACAACTGATGAAAGTATTCAACCAGCTATGATTGATTCTAATATTACATTACAATTTTCTGTTGATAATGTATTTTCTGAAATCAAGAATAGATTGGAAGAATTTAATAAATTAAAATTTGATGGAGGAGGTAAAAGAAATATGGAAGATATTAAGAATACAAATAAAGAAAATTTCACACAAACTGTTCAGAGTGCGATAAAAGATATTACTAATATTGTAGAAGATTATGAAACTGAAACAAACCAATGGGGCGATAGAGTTCCAAGATATTATTTTAGGGATATTCAAGGTAATGAAGTAATTGTTGAAGATAGAAAAGACCATTGGAATTTTTATGGTTTTACTTTTAAAGTAGAAAACGATAAGCCTATTATTGATTTTAGCACTGGTGTAAGAAAAAAGATTATTTTTGAAAATTATCAAGATGGCGAAAATACTATTGACAATTCTATTACTGAAAATCGCATTTCTGAATTTGATAAGAAAATTGATATTCTTAATCAAGAAAAGAGTGAAATTGCTTCTAAGTATGAAACGCTTCAAGCTGATTATGATAAAATTAAGCCTAAGTATGACGAATATGTACTTGCAGAAGAAAAGCGTATTAATGAACAGTTAGAAGCAGAAAAAGAAAATGTTTTTAATGAATATTCTTTAGCACTTTCTGATGTTGCAGAATTTGAACAGTTAAAAGAAAAGAAGTCTGAAATGTCAGTTAAGGATATTGAAAGTGAATGTGCTATTCTTTTCGCTAAGAAAAATTTAAGAAAAAACTTTAGTAAGCGTAGCGATTCACTAACTGTTAATGTATCAGATACAAGTATTCATGATGACGATGATACTAATTATGTGTCTACAAAATATGGTAATATACCATTACATAAGTAAAATATAAAATATTAATTTTAAAACTTTAACCTGCGATTAATCTCGCAGGTTTTATTTTGTTTAGGAGGAAATTTATGGCTAATTATACAGTATTTGAATCTGTAAATATGAAGTCTACTCATTATGCAGAAAGAATTTTTGATGCAGTAGCAACTGAAGATATTGAAAATGGTACATTCGGCTATCTTGATGGACTTGATGATGGCGAAGATGTTATTTATAAGTTTGTAAAGGGTTCAGCAACTGGAAAGCAGGTTGTTGTAGTTGACCAACCAGTTTGGAACTCAGATGAGTGCAAGATAACTAATCAGAGAAAGGATAATTTTATCATTAAGGCTGGAACTCCTTTTAGAGTGCGTGTAGTTGCTTTTAACGATGAATTTGCAATTTCTATTGATGGTATCACTTCGGCAACACAGTCAAAGGCTGATACTGGTAAGTTCCTTACTATTGATACAACTACAGGCAAGTTAGTTGCAGGCGATAGTGCAACTTCGGACGCTAAGTTTGAAGCTACTATTATGCGTAAGAGAGTTCAGGGTGCAACTCTTGTTACAGTAGCTAACACTTATGGATATTCAAGAGTTATGTATGAAGCTAAGGTTACTACTTTAGCCTAAAAGTAAGGAGGATAAATAATGGTTAAGACTAAATTCACAACAGAAAATGAAAAGATTTATGACCTTACGCTTGATTTAGCAAGAGGCGATTTTTCATTACATATAGACAAAGATAAGGTATCTAAGAAAGACCTTGAAAATTATCTTAGAGATAAAATTAATGGCGATATTCTAAAGGGTGCTACACTTTTTCAGGCTTTTCGAAGAAACAATCTTGTGATTTATGAGATTGTAGAAGAAGTTGTAAACACAACTATTGGTGAGAATATTTTTAATTCACCATTTGTTGAAAATTTTGTAGAAGTTAAGAATCGTGCTTTAGGAGATACAACTTCATTCTATACAGAAGGTGGACTTCTTACTGTTTCTCGTTTTGCTGGTAATCACTGGGATACTAATAGACAGGCTATTGATTTAGGTTCTGAAATTACACTTCCAAAGGAATGGATATACATTCATGTATATGATGAACTTGAGCGTTTTCTTACTGGTATTACCTCTATTGATAAGCTTCTTGATGTAGTTTACAAGTCTGTAAATAAGTATATTAAGGATAGAATTTATACACAGTTCCAAAGTGTAGCTAATGCTTTCCCATCTGATTTTGCAGCAACAGGTAATAGTGAAGAAGCTGTTGGTAAACTTTGTGACAAGGTTCAGGCTGCTGGTGGCTATGAGAATCTCACTATTGCAGGTACTAAGGGTGCTTTAAGAAAGCTTGCTAATATTGTTCCTGATAAGATGTTCGCAAATTCCCAAAAGGAAGCTAAGGCTATGACGGGTTCTATTGCTGATTGGGAAGGTAATAGACTTATGGTTATCCCTCAAACATTAAAGTCTGGTACATTTGACCTTGCACTTGATGATAATAAGTTGTTTATTCTTGGCGGTGATACTAAGCCTATTAAGCTTGAATGGTTTGGTGATACTCGTTCTGATATTGGCACTGGTACTATTGATGGCTCTAAGAGAAATAGTGATGCAACTATTGATGTTCAGGTTCAGACACTTATGGGTATGGGCTTTGTTCTTCCAGCTTATGCAGGTCTGTTTACTTTTTCTTGATAAGTAAATAAAAATAAGAGAATAAGAAGGGTGATATTATGCCAAGAAAGGCAACGACTAATATTGTTAGTGAAGAATCAGTTTCTACATCTGCTGTAGGAGCTGATTTTTCTAACAGAAACTCTAAGGTTAATGAAAGCAGAATAAGCTCACAAGAACCTTTAACTGACATTACAGAAATAGAAGTTGTTTCATTGATTCCATCTGTAAGTTATAAAGATAGTAAGAATGGTGAGTATTATGCTTGGGATAATGTTGGTGATATAGAAATTCTTACATTTGAAACTTTAAAGAATATGTGGAGAAACTATAAATCATATTTTAGGAATCTTTGGCTCAAGCCAATGGACAATAGAGTAATCGAAAAGTTTGGATTATCAAAAATTTATGATACTTATGAGTATCTTATGGATTCAAGCTCATATACAAAGGAAAACATTGAAAATATCTGTTCACAAATTTCTAAAATGGATAATTCTTTAAAGACAACTGTCATTTATAAAATTAAAGAAATGGTCGCCAACGATAAAATTGAAAGCATATCTGTTATTAAGACTTTAGAAAATAAATTCAAGGTAGAACTTATTTAATAAGGGGCAGATATTGTGGCTACACCTTATGATGTTATTTGGGCTAATCTTTTACCTAAATTTAAAAGTTATGAAATTCCTTTGATGACGGCAGAAGAAGTAAAAGATTGTTTACATGATTATATTATTCCTGCCGTTTCAAGGTTTCATATATGTAGAAAAGATTTGTCGAATAGAAATGATGAGTTAGAACAGTTTGACTCAGATTTATCTGATATGGAAATCGAAATATTAAGTAACTATGTCTTGCTTGAATATTTAGATTCTACATATATAAGAGTGCCATCAGTTTTAAAAGTTAGCTTAAGTTCTAAAGATTTTAATGCTTTTAGTAATGCTAATCAATTAGAAAAAATGATGGAAATGCACTCTACATTTTTAAAAGAAAATGAAACACTTTTGTCAAGATATTCTTGGAATCAAACAAGAGATGACTTAAAAAATGGTATTAAAACTTCATTTACTGAACATTCTTATAAATCAAAAATCTAAATAAGGGTGGTGTTTTGTTATCAATTATTTAGAAAAATTCAAAAAAAAAATGGAATTAAGTGGAAGTTCAATGATGCAGGAAAATGTAAATAATAGTAAGCGATTATTAGATTATACCTTTACAGATGATAGTTCTACTAATAATATAATTTATTTTTGGAGTTTAGACAAAAAAACATATGATAACGAAGTACCAATAAAAATTAGATTATATGAAAGAACTTTCTCAAATGTTGATGGTAACAAAATGAGTTTTCAGACTTTGATAGATACACCTGTTATAATAGGTGATATACTTTATGACTATAAAAATTCGTTATATTTGTTATGCAACAAATCATTTAATATTGATGATATTCATTATCAAGGCGAATTATTGGAATGTAATTGGGTTTTAAAATGGCAAAACAAGGAAGGTAAAATTTTGGAATATCCTTGTGTTGATATTAATACAACACAGTATAACTCAGGTGAAACAAGCAGTAGACAATTTACATTAGGAACAACGCAACATAGAGTGTCTTTACCTTATGACGAGAATACTGTTGCATTAGATACACCACAAAGATTTTACTTAGATTATAATAAACAAAATCCAACTTCTTTTATTGTAACACAAAATGACACTACAACTAATAAGTTTGGCAAAAAGGGTATTGTTAAAGTTACTTTAGCTGAATATCAAAATGATAGTGATACGGATAGACCAGATTTAGGAATATGCGATTATTTTGAAACTGATAAAGCTGAAGATAATAAGAAGGCAGTAATTATATATGAGGATAATATTATAAAATCAGGTGGAGATAGTAAGATATTTACT